ACAAAAAACATTACAGAAAAAATCAAGTGCTCTTGATAGAATCAATGTAAGACGATTATTAATTAGAGTTAAGAAGTTTGTTGCAAGTTCATCAAGATTCTTGGTATTTGAACAAAACACAGCAGCTACAAGAAGAAGATTCTTAGGAATTGTTAATCCATTCTTAGAACAAGTTCAAGCTCAAAGTGGTTTAAGTGCATTTAGAGTAGTGATGGATGAAACGAATAACACACCTGACACAATTGATAGAAATCAATTAGTCGGACAATTATTCTTACAACCAACAAGAACTGCTGAGTTTATTGTATTAGACTTTACAATACAACCTACAGGTGCTTCTTTTCCAGAGTAATAGTTAGATAAAATAACTGAAGAAAAGGGATTTATAGAAATATAAGTCCCTTTTTTTTATATTTCTTGATATTTATATATGAATTAAAGGTTTAAGTATTTAATAGGAGAATTTAAATGGCCGAATTATTAGAACCACAAGATATAATGTTTACCCCTTTTGAGCCAAAGCTCAAAAATAGATTTATTATGCAAATAGATGGTATCAATGCTTATTTAATTAAGTCAATGAATAGACCATCATTAGAATCCGATGAAGTAGTATTGGAACATATGAATGTAACAAGATATGTTAAAGGTAAGTCGAGATGGCAACCTTTGGAAATTATGTTATACGACCCAGTTGTTCCATCAGCTGCTCAACAAGTGATTGAGTGGATTAGATTACACCACGAATCAGTTACTGGTAGAGATGGATACTCTGATTTTTACAAGAAAAATATAACATTTAACCTTTTAGACCCAGTTGGAGCTGTGGTTGAAGAATGGGAACTAAAAGGTGCGTATATTCAATCAGCTAATTTTGGTGACTTAGCATTTGACTCATCAGACCCAGTTGAAATATCTTTAACATTAAGATATGATTACGCAATACTTAAATTCTAATAAATACTTAAACTGATATATGAGAAAACCCTTAATAAAAAGAAATATTGAGGGTTTTTTTATTTAATATATATTTATATATGAAATGAGGATGTTTATATGAAAACAACATTTGAAGAAATAATAGACGTGGTTTTAGACCACGAAGGTGGTTATGTAAATGATCCAGATGATGCTGGTGGTGAAACCAAATATGGAATCGCTAAAAGATGGTATCCTAATGTGGACATTAAAAATCTTACCAAAGAACAAGCTAAAAAAATATATCACACAGACTATTGGAGACGAGGTAAGTGTGATGAAGTTCCCCCACAATTAAGACATATTTATTTTGATATGTGTGTTAATTTTGGTAGAAGAGGAGCTGTTAAGGTTTTACAACAAGCTGCTAATTCTAAAAACAGAAACAAAATTGAAGTAGATGGTGGAATAGGTCCAAACACTTTAAAAGCTATACAAAACATCTCATTAGATAGAGTAAGAGCATATCGTGTATTAAGATTTGCAAACATAGTTATCGATAAACCAAATCAAGAAAAGTTTTGGTTGGGTTGGTTTAGACGCGCAATTGAAGTTTAATTAAGTTATAGGAGAAATAAAATGGCAAGTAGTGGTGAATTATACGAACAAATAGAATCAGCATTTAACGACTTTAAAGAAAATCATTCAATATTTTCAGAAAAAGGTAATAAAGCTGCTGGTGGTAGAGCAAGAAAAGCTATTGGTGAAATAAAAAAATTAGTTACAGATTACAGAAAAGCTTCTGTTTCTGAATCAAAATAATCGGAGGTTATAATGTCAGATAGTAAATTTCCAAGTGAAATAATTGATTTACCAAGTGAGGGTAGATTGTATCCAAAAGAACATCCTTGTTCTGATGGAAAAATAGAAATCAAATACATGACAGCTAAAGAAGAAGATATATTGACATCACAAAATCTTATTTCAAAAGGTGTTGTGATTGATAGATTGTTAGATTCGTTGATTTTGACTGAAGGTGTGAAAATAGAAGATTTATTATTAGGTGATAAGAATGCTATTATGGTTGCGGCTAGAATATTAGCATATGGGCCTGAATACACTTGTGAAGTTGTAAATCCAAACAGTGGACAAAAATCTCAACAAACTTTTAACTTAGCTGAATGTCCATTTAAAAAATTACCAAAAGATGTAAAAGAAAATTCTTTTGAAGTTACACTTCCAATATCTAAAACAAAAATAAAATTCAGTTTACTTTCAGGTAAAGAAGAAAAATTAATTGAAAAAGATTTAGAAGCTTCTAAAAAAGTTGGTGTTGGGGTAAGGCCTGAATTAACCACACGATTAAGATATTTAATCAAAGAGGTGGATGGTGATAATTCTCAAGCAGTAATTAATGCGATAGCTCAAAACATGTTAGCTAGAGATTCAAAGTTTTTACGAGAAGAATTGAGTAAAGTTTCACCTGACATTGAACTATCACAAGAAATAGAAATAGGAGGTGAGTCCGTCAAGGTAAATATACCGATGACGGTTGGGTTTTTTTGGCCTGACGCCGAAGGATAAACCAACACTTCACGAAAAAATATTCCAATTAATGTATTATGGGCAAGGATTCACTCATTCAGATGTGTATGATATGCCCATATATTTAAGAAACTTTTATTACAATAAATTAGTTGAAACTCGTAAGCAAGAAAACGAAGAAGTAAGAAAAGCTCAACAAAAAAACAAATCAAAAGTATCAAAACCTGCAATCAATCCAAGATTTAAAAGATAATTTTTCACATATTTGATATTTATATATGAATACATACATCTAAATAGGAGAGTAATGTGTCTGATAAAAAATCATATATGAGTAATCAAAATATTTTAGCTGAAGGTTTTTTTGAAAAACTTAAATCTATATTAAAACTAGATAACAAAAAAATAAAAACTTTAAAAAAAGATAGAAAAGTTACTAATAGTTTAAAACAATTAAATAAAAGTTGGAGTGATTTAGCCAAGTCAATGGAAAAAGACTACGGCATTAAACCAAATTTTGAAAAATTTAAATTAAGTGATTTCATTTAAGGAATGATTAATGGCTAAATTTGATAAAAGAAATATAGAAGCTTGGAGAAAAGAGGTAGCAGCTGCTAAAGATGATGTTAAGGAAATAAATGATTTATCGTTTATTTTACAAAAATCAATATCAGAAGCCGGTAAAGCTCAAACTAAACAGAACAAAAATCTCGGTGAGGCTTTAGAGATAACAGTTAAAGCTGCAAAAAAAGGAAAACTCAATTTAAAACAATTAAAAGATAGAAGTAATTTAATTGGTAAAATTGCAAATCAAGAATTTACTTTAGAAAGTGCAAAAAGAGAACAAAGAAAACTTGACGATGAAATATTAACAATACAGAGAAGATATACTGGTGTTAATAAAGAAAAAGGAAAACAATTAATTCGTGAAGTCCAAAAAAACAAACAATTATTATCAACTGAAGAGGGTAAACTTAGAACTCAAGAACTATCCAAACAAGCTTTAGCGCAAGCTGATAAATTTACTGGTGGTTTAGCGTCAAAAGCAAAATCTTCATTTGGATTCTTTAAGAAAATGGGCCCAGCTGCTACTGCTGGTGCAGTTGGTATTGGTTTAATTGGAGCAGCGATTGGTCTTGCGATTAAAGCATTGAAGTTTGCTTCTGAAATAACTGATGCGTTAGGTAAAGAATTTGGTGTAGCAGGTACACAATCAGGAGTGTTTAAAGACAACATGCAAGATGCTGCTGTTGAGGTAATATCTCTTGGAAAAGGAACAGCAGATGTAGTAACATTGGTAGATACATTGTCAAAAGATTTTGGTATTGCATTAGATACAGCATCAGAACTTCCAAATCAAATTTTAGATAGTGCTGTCGCTATGGGATTAACAACGGATGAAGGTGCAAAATTATTCGGAACATTGATGAGTATTGCAGACTTATCTGTCGACCAAGCTGAAGCATTAGCAGAATCAACATATCAATTAGCTACACAAAATAATGTTAACCCATCAGCTGTAATGGAAGACATAGCCGGAAGTGCTGAAATGATTGCGAAGTTTGGTGCTGAAAATGTTGAAAGTTTAACAGAAGCCGCAGTAAGAGCCAGACAATTAGGTTTAAGTTTAAAAACTGTTGAAAAAATAGCAGATAGTTTATTAAGTTTCCAATCATCATTAACAGCTGAAATTGAAGCATCTGCTTTCGTTGGTAAACGATTGAATTTCCAAAAAGCTAGAGAATTAGCTTTAACGGGTAAAACAGCTGAAATGATGGAAGAAGTCATTAGTCAACTTGGTGATGAAAGTGATTTAATTTTAGATAATGTGTTGGCTAGAAAATCTTTAGCTGCATCTGTTGGAATTGAAGTAGCAGAAATGGAACGATTATTAAAAGCACAAGATAAATCATTTGTTGCTGCTAGGTCTTTTTCCAATATAGCTGGTAGTGATGCGATGTCAACTTTAACAAGTATAATGAATGAAATAAAAGAAATTGGAGCAACATTTTTAAAAGAATTTGGACAACCTTTAGAAGACGCATTAAAACAATTTAAAGATAATTTTTTCACACCTGAAAGAATAGAATCAATAAAATCATTTTTAACAGATTTTGCTGGAAAATTAGAAACTATTCTTAACTTAGCTGTTAGTGTGGCTGGTGCATTTGGATTTGTAGGTAATATGTTTAGTGGAGCTGGTGGTCTTGGAGCTATTATTGGTGGAGCGATTGGAGCGGTTGGTGGTCCAGCTGGTATAGCTTTAGGTGCTACTATTGGTTCGGCACTTCTTGGTAATATGGTTAATGATTTCAAAAGTTCAGGAGGTTCTCATTTAGTTGTAACACCTATGGGTAGAGTATTGCAAACAAATCCAAACGATACTGTGTTTGGTACAACAAAAGTAAATGATTTTGCTTCTTTTCCTGAAGGTGGTTTATCTATTAATGATGGTGGTAACAATGCGGAATTATTGAATACAGTCAATAGATTAATTGAAAAGGTTGAGGCTCAAACAAATGTAATTAAGAGAACACCAGTACAAATTGCTGATGGTGTGAGAGGAAGAGTTTAATGAGTTTACTTAATTTAAGAAGTGTGTTTCAAGATGAGTTAGAAAACAATGTTGATTCATTTCAATCAAATCAACCAGCTGCTTTTGAAACAAAATTAAATTACAACATCATACCAAGTATCGCACAAACATTTACATTTGATGTTGAGAACAACCCACCTATATTGGATTCAGTTTTAAGGGGTAGAGTTTACGACCAAATACAATTTAGTCAAAATTTTAGTTCCAATACATCTTTTGTCATACAACCACAACAAGGAACACCAGCTTTTAGAACTGATTCATTCGACCCAAGAAGCTCTAATCCAAAAGATAGAACATTGTATTTCAATACCAATCAAACATTGGGAACTTCACAATATGGTGAAGGTGGATTTTTTACACAAGTTCCATCTTTAGGACAAGATTTTAACAATAATTCCATAACTGATTTCTCTACATCAGGTTTTAAAGGAGCACCTTATACAAGACTTAGTACTTTAGGTGATTCACCATTGGATGGTTTGAATTGGGAAGATTTGTACAATGGTAACCACACACCAAAAGATAATCCAACACATCAAGGAATTTCAGCTGTGAATTATGGGCCAAATGTAAGTAGAGATAAATTGGACATAAGGGATAGTGAGACGAAAGCGAGTATTTATAATTTATCAAGAACATCATTACTTTTTCCAGATCAAGGTGAACCATACATTGTAAGTGATATCGCTCCAGGCCCTACAGTTCACTCAGGTGGAAGACTATTAAATCAAGGGTCTTTACTTGGTTTTCCTATAAATAGAATGATTACCGACACTGCAAGAATAGGTAAATTCTTATCATCACCAAAAGGAATAGGATTTATAGCTGCACAAAACTTTTTAGGTTCAAATTCAAAATCAGTTTTTGCTGCTAAGGTGCAAAAAGAAAATCCCTTTGATCCTGAGTCTACAGCTGGTCAAGCAGTTGCGTCAAGAATAGAGGGTGAAACAGAATTGAAACTTTTACAATCAAGACAAAGATTTAAACAAACATTCAATCCTGCTTCAACATTAGAACAAACTCTTCTTAGAGCTGGATTTGGTCCTATAACCCTCGTTGATAAAACAGAACCAAATTTTTCTATACTTGATAGATTTGCATCAGATGAATATGGTGGTGCAGGCACTACCGTGGGTCCAAGTAATTTCAATGATACTTTTAATTCTTCTGGTGCGGATGGAGGATTTGGATTTGGAAAATTTGCAAGTGGGTTAATTAGTGCAGGCTTTGGACAAACAGGTGTTCCATCTGCAGCTAAAACAACATTCACAGGTAATGGTGATAAAATGACTTTAGCACCAATGATAAGAGGTACAAGTTTAGACATTAATGCTAATGGAGATAATTTTAGTGAAATAGACGATATTTTAAAAGATAATGTGACAACTGGTGCACTTAAAGATGCAGCAGGAAAATTCACTAATGGGAATCAACTTGGATTTAATATAGAAGCTGAAAAAGAAGGAATGCCATTTTACTTCAAGGATTTAAGAGACAATACCTATATATTTTTTAGAGCATTTATTGAAGGTTTAACGGAAAACATTTCACCATCATACGCTCCAACAAATTATATCGGAAGAAGTGAACCTGTGTATACATACGAAAGAGCTGAGAGAGAACTATCATTTACTTTAAAATTAGTCGCACAAACTGCATTAGAATTAGATTCAATATATGAAAAAATGAATCGTTTAACATCCTTGTGTTATCCTCAATATCAAAAGGATGATTATGGAAATAGAATGAAGCCACCATTAACAAGATTTAGAATGGGTGAATTATTTGGTAAAGCGAATAAAGAACTAAGGGGATACATAAAATCAGTTTCTTATTCAGTAGACCAATCTTCAACTTATGAAACAGAAGTTGGTAAAAGAGTTCCAAGACATGTTACTGCTACGATTGGATACCAAGTGATTCATGATAAAGCTCCAAATAAAAACACAAAATTTTATGGAATAGTACAATAGAGGGATAAAAATGAGTAGATATGATAAAACTAAAATAACTAAAAAAAATAAAAAATTATATTATAACACTACAATTTATGGTAAAGTAAAAGAACTTAATTCAGACCAATATTTTATCGCACAAGATGGTGATAGGTGTGATAACTTAGCATTTAGATTTTATGGTGATTCAAAATTATGGTGGTTTATTGCTCAAGTTAATAATTTAACTACAAATAACATACCGGCAGGAACATCACTAAGGATACCAAGAAGAACAATAACTTAATAAGGTTGTAAAATGATAAATAAAAGATTATTCGGTGCACCAATTCAAGGTAAAGTAAAAGCAAAATTAGAAGCTAGACAATCTGGTCTAGGTAATCTCGAACAAAATAGTTTTAATAACAAAACACCATTTGTTAGAATGTGGACTTCCTTAAAATTTTTATCAGCTGATACATTTTTAGAGGATGCTGAAGAGGCAACTCTTGATGATTCAAATCCCCAACAGAATAGTCCAAGTGGTAAAAAAGTTCCAATGGTGCAAGAATCAAGAGATGTTACAAAAGAAAAAATTGTAGTTAATAAAACTACTGAACTTACAATGGATGATATATTAAATGCTCAACCAAAAGCATTAGATACAACGAATGATCCAGATGTTGTTGAAGACACTGGAAGACAAAGAGGAAGTATTGGTTTTGATGCATTGAATGAAAATGAAACAAATCATGGTAATGCTTCTGATAATGTTAGAGCAAATCATGGAGTTGAATTAGCTCCAGATGATGGACTTGGTAATCAAACACCAACGGCGGCTTCTCAAATTCCATCAGACACGCCAATAATGGTTTCAGACCCAATTTTAGAAGTAACAGAAACAAGTGTAAAAGTAGAAAATAAAATAAGTCCATCACAAATAGATGAACAATTTGATAAAGTTGTCGTTAAAAATCCCACTAAAACAACTAAACAAACAGTTTCAAATAGAAAATATGATGCTTCAAGAACATATGTCATTGGAGATGATAATTATAAAAAAATGATACAAGTAGTTGACTCAAATACCAATGAACCAATAACTGATAATCCTGATACTGAAAATGTGAATGAAGTAGTTGAAGCTCAAGAAGCTTTTAAAAATATTTTTCCAAAAGAATCGAACAATTATGAAGGAAATTATTTAAAACCAGATGCTGGAATTACATCGGTAACCACTACAACTGAAGGTAGTTTAGGTTTGATAAAAAAAACAACTGTGAGTTTTGTAGTTCATAATTTTTATGACTTTGATAAAATATATAATAGATATTTTTTAAAACCAGGAGCGACAATATTTGTTGATTTTGGTTGGAATACTATTAAAGAACTATATAAACCCGATGACTTACTAAATCACCCAAATGGAATTGAAGACTTTTTATACAGTGAGTCTAATGATGACACAGAAAAAGAGGGAATTATCACGAAAAATCAAGGTGATTTAGAAACAGTATTTGGTTTAGTTAGTAATTATGATGCACAAGTTCAAAAAAATGGAAGTGTTAATTGTTCAGTAACCATCACTTCTACTAACGCAGCTTTATTAGATTCTGAGAATGATAATAAATTTAAAAATAAAATATCAGAAGCTTTAGAAGAGGGTTTGTATTATTATAGTTTAAAAAAATTATCTAAATTGACTAAAAATAAAGAAGATGAAGCTCAATTTCAGTCTAGATACATACCAAACATAGATACACCAGATTCAGAGTTAAAGGCTGTAAAGAAAGGTTTAAAAAAAGAATTTAATGAGACGTTTGGAAGTTATAATAATATTAATTCATTGGGAATGCAGTTTGGAGTGTACGCTGGTACTAAAGACTATCAAGATACTTATATGACTTGGGGTATGTTTGAAGACTATATAATTAATGGTCACTTAGGGTTTGGTAAAAACATCGATGACATTAACATGGGAACTAATTTACAAATCAGAATGGATTCAACTGAGTCATATACTTCATGGAGTAATATTCACAAGACTGTATTCAACCAACGATTAAAAAATAATAAAGCTCCAGATGTGTTAATACCTGAAAAATGGGGATTATTTACACATGATGGAAAAGAAGTTAAATCTTATTCTTATAGAAAGAAAAAGTATCCATTGTTTTTTTTAGAAAGAGAGCCACTTAATGCTTATTTAAAAGATAACAATAATAATGATTTGCGTAAGTTTGGTAGAGTTCCAATAAGAGAAGTTTTTATAAAAGTTGAAATGATAAAGTCGGCATTTACAAGTAAAGAAAACAATGGGATTAAAGAAATTGTTCAAAATATATTAACCAATATTAATGAAGAAACTGGTTACTTATTTGATTGGGCTATGATTACTGGAAACACAGAATCTCAAATAAAAATAGTAGACCAAAATTATGCTTTAAATAAAACAATTACAGAAAAAGGAATTAATTGGTTTCAATTTGATGTCATGTCACCACACTCTCAAATTGTTGACTATAATTTAGCATTTAAAATACCATCAGGAAATCTTGGAGATTATTATGCAATTTTAGGTATGGGACATGAAAATTCAATTTTTACAATGAATGATGGTGTTAGAAAAGCAGCTGCTGCGTTATCACTTGATTTAGATAATCCATCATTATCTTATCAACCTGATTATGAGGGATTCAGAGCCCAAACAAAATTAAATGATGATATTGCATCTGATAATTCCAATATATATGACCGTGTTGATGATTTACTTCAAACCACTGCATTACATACATTAGATGATTATGTGATACCGCCAGGAGAAGAAGTTAAAGTTCAACATCTTTATAAAAAATATAAAGATGCTACAAAAGCCTCTAATAATGTTGGTACAGAAACAGGTCAAGACATAGTCATTGACTATGTAAAACATAATAATGATATTATGAGAAATGATGGACGTTATAGTGTTGCAAAAAGTTATTCTGAATACCTTCAAATGATGTGTGGTAAAGAAGTTAATACAAAGGGATTGGGATTATTACCATTCACATTAGAATTAAAATTAAATGGTATTGCTTCAATCTTACCAGGTGATACGTTTAGAGTAAATTATTTACCTAATCAATATAGAAAAAAAACATATTTACAAACCATGAGAGTATCTCATGATGTTAATTCAGATGGTTGGTATACAACTTTAGAAACACAATTTAGAGAACTTCTTCCAAGTTTAAAAAATAATATATTTAAAAACCTAGATGTTTCAGCTGATTCAGTTAGAATGTCAGCTCATGGTTATCGACTTAATCCTTTTAATATAAGAACATCAGGTATTGGTCCTAATTTATATGAAAAAACAGATAAAGAATTTTTTCCTGTTAAACTTGAAACAATGCAAAAGATTATTACAGATTCTAGATATGATGTATCTTATAGTGGATATTTTGATTTTGTTTTTGATATCAGATTAGCAAATGTTAAAGATGTAATAGGAAAAGAATTTGAATATGAACTTGGACATGTGCCTGATGGGTTAGCTAATGGTGCTAGGTCTAAACGGGCTCAATATGGTTCTGCAGGCTATTTAACTTATGGTAAGAATCTATCAGCATATAACAAAGCGATACAAAAAGCGAAAGATTTAGGAATAGTATTTAGCACATGGAATGCATTTTCTCAATTAAGAAATTGTAATAATAGATTAAATGTTAAAAATTTTAAAGGTGTAGGTGATGGAGATTTACTATATGCTGAGGCTGTAGGCAAGCAAGTAAGAGAGTTTAGATCTGGAAGAAAAAAAGATACATGGACACAATTCCATGGTCCAGGTAAAATATATTATCTAAATATTTCATTAGGAAACGCTTATTTAGCAAGTGGGTATAGATATAAATTGGTTATAAAAAACGGCCGATATGGTTTAATTGGTCCATATTTAAATGATAATGAATCACCTGATTCAGGTATGAAAGTATTAGGTGGTGGTGAAAAAGGTGTTTTAAAAACTAAAGATAGAGTTGATGCTATACTTGATTTTTACAATTGGGTTGCGGATAATGATGATGGTTTAAATGATAATGGAAATCTTGAATTTGTTCAATATTGGACAGATGACGGTGAAAGATTATTTCCAAACGAATAGTAGACAATATAAAAAAAAGCTTGTATTTTATGTAAAAATATTATATATTGTAATACGATGTATTGTGTTATTCCAATATTTAAAGAACCTTTCTTACATCCATTACATGAAAACAATGGGTTATCAGCCTTATGGTGTCAACCAGAATCTGCGGAAGAACCATTCTTTATAATTCAAAAACATCCTGATTCAGATAAAATTTTAGAAGATTATAAATGGTTAGATGATGAATTAATTATAACACCCGATAAAAAACTATTGAATCATTTCTATGAATTTAAATCTGTTGTGGATAAAAACTTTATTTGGTGGAATGAAACAGGTAAACCATTTGAGAAACATATAACCAATAATGCAATAGATTTCTTGAGTAATAAGTTTTACAATGTAAAAAAACTTAACGAAATCATACCATTATCGAAACATAATGAGTATTGTAGTGACATTTATAAAGGAATGGCTAGAGCATATACAGGTGAAAATGATGATTATATGAATGATGTTGTGAAAGCATTTACATCTATTGAAAAGAATGGAATCAAAGTTTCAGATGATATATGTGATATATTTGACATCAGAGTAAAGAAACATATATCGAATGGTAAATTGTATTCACAATATAATCTATGGACAACAACAGGTCGTCCAAGTAATTCATTTGGTTCTGTGAACTTTGCAGCTCTACCACCTGAAAAAAGAAAAGGGTTTGTAGCTGAAAATGATTATTTAGTGGAGTTTGACTTTGATGCATATCACTTGAGGTTAATTGCTGACTTAGTTGGTTATCATACATTTGGTGAAGAATCGGTTCACGAACACTTAGCAAAATGGTATGAGTGTTCATATGAGGAATCGAAACAGAAAACATTTAAATTATTGTATGGTGGAATTGATAAAGAAACAAGAAAAAAAGTTCCGTTTTTTGATTTAACACATAATTATATAAATAAGAAGTGGAATGAAATAAATACTCATAATTTAGTTTCAACTGATATTTATAGACGGAAACTATTATTTAAGAACTATGAAGATTTGAATAGAAATAAGGTTTTTAACTATTTAATTCAAGCATTAGAGACTGAATCTAATATTAAGAAGATTTTATTAATTCAAGACTATTTATTAAAGAAGAAAACTAAATTGGTTTTATATGGATATGATAGTTTCCTATTTGATTTCTCACAACAAGATGGAGTGGAAACTTTGAAAGATATAAAATCAATTTTAGAAGAAGGAAAACATTTCACTAAATCCAAAATGGGTTTAAATTATGGTGAAATGCGAGACATAACAAAAAGGTTATAGTATGAAACATATTTCAGAAATCATTCAAGATATATTAGTAGAATGGGCATATCGTGTTCACGATGGAATGCCTAATCCCAAAAATGCACAACACATCCAAGAACTTCGTGAATCAATGGAAGAATTAAACTTACCAAATAAAGTTATTTATGAAGTTATTCAGAATTTAATTAATGAACAAGATGATGAGGATGAGGAAGTAACATTTAAACACGATGGTAAAACCAGAACCATCACAATGAAAACAGCTAGACAATATGCTTCAGATATCAAACAAGGAAAAGGAAATGATGAAAAAGAAGCAGCTGTAAAAGCAGCTAACCTTGATAGTAAAGATACTAAACAAGATAAAGAAGATGATGATAGTGGAAAATTAAGTGGTGATGATTTTGATACAGAAAAATATATGACTGGTAAAAGTGATAAAGATACTGATGATAAACCAAAAGTACAATCAAATGGATATGTTGGTGATAAAGATAAAACTTTAGAACAAGGTAATCCAAATGATTCTGAGGAATACAATAGAGATTTAGAACCCGATGATAATGGCTTCAATGAAAGAAATAAAAAAGATGCTAACCCAACTCCACCACCACCATTGAAATTAGATGGAATTGTTAAAAATCCAAAGTTTCCAAAAAGATATTTAAAAGTATTGGAAAGAATGGTTAATTCCAAAATAAGTACTAGAACTGCTAAATGGTCACATTTTTCAGACATAGAAGGTGGTGCTGGTAAAATTAGTGCTCAAGCAGGTGAGTTAATGACAATGATGGGTACTTCAATGTCAGATGAAGAATTTGAAGAATTGACAAATGCTATGTTAGAACACGAAAAACAATTATTAGAAAATCATCCTGAAGTATTTAAAAAGAAAAACAAACAAGGTAAATTAATTGATAATCCAGGTTCAAGAATTGTGGATAAGTCTTGGGTTAAAGCTGCAAAACAAAGTAGAAAAGCAATATTGGATAGAGTAAAAGACCAATATGGTGAGGGAACTGAAATAGTAGCCACTGCTTGGGATGTTGAAAATGAAGTTGAAACTATGGGTTTATCTGATTATAAAAACAATAAAGGTTTTTCTACGGATATGTATATTAAGGTTAAAAAACCTGATGGTGAAGAAGTTTTAGATGAAGTATCATTAAAAAAATCTACTAAAGTTAATTTCTTAAATTCAAGCGCTGGTAAGTTTGAAGAATGGGATGATAATTTACCTGAAAACATAAATCAAACCGTATATAGAAACAAAGCCAGAAAAAGAAACATAGATTTTATTAATAATAATAGACAAAAAGTAGATGAATTGTTAAATTCTCCAGAAGGAGAACCTATTAGAAAATTAATGAAATCAAAAGGGCTTACCATAGAACAAGCTTTAGAAGGTGGTTCAAGAGATAGACAAAATGTATTATGGAAAACAATTGGTTTGTTAGCTAAAAAAGGTGACGAAAGTGCTAAGTCTATAATAGAACAAGACAATAAAGAACATGATGAGTTTGTAGAAGAGTCAGTAAAAGCTATTACAGAAAATCCAAAAATGAAAGCAGGAATGTTAAGTGAAATTCGTTCAGAGTTTCCATTAAAAGCTGTTTCGGATGGTGAAGAAACTATGGCTATAGGTCCAAATTCATTAGATAAAAAAACTATGAAAGCTATATTTGGTACGGATAATTATGATGAGATTAAAGAAAATCTTGTTGCTGAACCTGGTCCACCACCTTTTATAGGGTATAATGTTGCAGCATCTGGTGAAGTATTTCCTGTAGCTGAGATTAAAGTAAGAGAAGATGGTAGAGGATATGGTGGACAATTTAAATTTGAGATGTTACTACACAAAGACTTTGCTCCAAGATTAGAGAAAGCTCAAAGTGATGTATATGGTGAGACAGAATAATGAAATCACAATTACTAGCGACATTCACAACAAAAGATAATCTCGATGAAACAATTGAGAAAATTACAAATGCATATACAATTATATTCAATAAAGTATATGTATTACAAAATGAAAACAATGTGAATGAATTAATTTGTACATACAATGTAGACACTCAAGATGGAATTGATTACAATAAAGTAGAGGGAACGATTTCCCTACATAGAAAAAAACATTCCAATACATTGTATACAATTAATGCATTGAATGAATGTATAAAGAATTTAAACAATGGTGTTATGGATTCAAAATTTATGGTGCCGTGGGAAAACTTTAAGAATATGTTAATGGTAACAAATTCAGAAGGATTAAATAAAATCAATACAAGGATATTTAAAATAGAAAAAATTTAAATTAGGGAAAAGGTTATGAGTAAAAAAGAATCTACACTATATTATTTTTATTCTATTGGTTGTGCTTTTTGTAATAAAGTAGAACCAATTGTAGATAAACTTAATTCACAAGGTTATGACATTCAAAAGATTGATATATCGGATGGACAAAATAAATTATTTAAACACGAGGTAGAAGACAAACATAATTTAAGATGTGGGACACCACTTTTAATTGACTCTGATACTGGTAATTCAATTTGTGGTTGGAGAGGTGAAGAAACAATAAAAAAGTGGGCAGATGGTGAAAAAATACCAGAGCCACCAAAACCTAAAGGTAAAGCTCCAAACCTACCAAAAGATTTTTTAGATGAGTCTCAAGTAAAGGAATTTACAAAAAAATATAATAAATGGGTAAAGCAAAATTCACATTTACATGGATTACAAACATCAGAACAAATAATTGACAAATTTAAAAAAGCACAAATACAACGAGAAAAACAAAAAGAATCTTTAGATGGTAGATTAAAAACTATAGAACAGAATTTACAAAAATTAATGAATCATCTCGGAGTAAAATGAGTTTTAAATTCAAACCAAAACCAACGGTTGATAGAGAAGCAACAGAGGATGAGTTAAAAAAAATAAAAGAATCAGAGGAAATGTTAAAGGGGGAGAAGAAACTCCCACCAACATCTCAAATGGTTCGAGATTTAGCTATCACTCATTGGAGAAGTTTGAAAGCCTTTATGAGAGGAAAACATGTGATTGTTCCTCAAGAGGTAGCACAAGAAAGATGGAATGAATGTATCAAGTGTGATAGGTTATTATATGATGAAGTCAATCCTGATACAGATAAGAAAGATGGACGTTGTGTAGAGTGTGGTTGTTTTATGAATGTAAAGACACACTACGCTACTGCAGAGTGTCCAATAAAAAAATGGAATAAATTTGAAAAAAAAGCTTGACTTATATTGCATTTTTGATATATATTTATGTAATATAAAAAATAGGTTATATGGTTATATGTTAACCATAATTAATAAACGATAAACAATAAAACACATAGGAGAAAATAATGGATATAGATGCAATCAAATCCAAACTAG